GTACCAAGGTCTTCATTCAAGTAGAAAGTAACTTGGTCCCCGCCCATGTAGCCGCCCCTAACCCCCGCCGCAGCCGATGGCCAGCCGCTGAACGGTATCCAGTTGACGATGAGGCTATATGAGGATCCTCCGATAAACTCAGCCGCCAACTGCACTGTGTTGGGCCCTGCTTGGTAGTTGCTACCAGACCCCGTGATTTGGCGTATGCAAATCTGAGTTCCATCTGCAAACCGAACGAACTCACCATTCGCGTTGCTGCCACGCTGGATCACCGCGCCAGTCGGTACGCCGCTCGACTGCGAAACGGCGCCCAGAATGCTGTCTCGAGAGTACAAAGCCCCAGTTGAACCCAGAGCAGCTCTAACTGCAGCACTCCCAAGCCCAAGGGACGTACGCGCGCCAGCGGCAGTTGCAGCGCCTGTGCCGCCAAGCGCAACCGGCACCGTGTCGCCGTCGGCGAACTCGCGGAGACTGCCGTAGCCGTTGCCGTCGGCCTGGAGTTTCGTCGGGCGTACATCAGCCATTGAAAAGCACCTGTAGGTTGAGAGTTGCGCCGCCGGCGGTATAGGCCGGCAGTTGGCCGTCAGGGTTCATCGTGAGCCGAAGCATGGAGCCATCGGCGAGATACCCAGGAACAGCCGCGGGGATGCGGACGTTCATCGGATAGGCCACCACCACCCCGGCGCCGTTGGTGACGAACTGGTCGTATCCAGCGCTCCGCCGGACGAAGTAGATCGCGTTCGGCTCCAGCGCGGCAGGCAGTTGCGCGACGACCTTGTGGGTCTGGAGGACGGCCATTTACCAGGCCGCCCCGTTCCACTCCGCCGGAATCGGCTGCCCGCCGAACCGAACCAGGCCCGACTCCTCACCGAACTTGTCCAGCGTCGACTTGTTCGCGTGCGTGTGCGCTTGGGAAACGGCAGTGTCGATCTGCGCCGGCGTCGACGTCGGGCGCCCGTTGATCGCGTCCCAGTTGAGCTCGACGTCCATGCTTTCGTATTCAGCAACTTTCAACCAGGCACTGGTCGCCGGGTTCCATGCGTACAGCGCGGCGCCGGTTTCAACTGTCGGGTCCGCGCTCGCGTCTTGAACCAGCACGAAGATTGCACCCTCAGGCTCCAGAGCGTCGCGCGCGGCGATATCCGCAACGAACAGGATCGGCGCGCCGGTGCCGGGCAGGCTGGCCAGCGCCTCGTTTATCAGCGCGTTGATCATCGCGCTGTTGCCGATCGAGCGCGCCACTCCCGCGCCGTTGGTCAGGTAGGACTCCGAGTAGCTGCCGTTCTCGACGAAGTAGAAACTGTCCGGCTGCAGTGTGCCCGGCAGCGTCGCAACCTTGAAAAATTGAATCTGGGCCATTTCATCACCAATCAGTCGCGCCCCATTGGGCACCGTCTACGCCATCCCTTCCGGGAGGCCCCTGGTCGCCCGCAACAACCACAAGCACATCGGCCGGCGGCGTCACGGTGACCGCGTATTCATGCATCTCGCTGAGCACAAGCGGCTCGCAATCAACCTCGATCGCCAGCGCCCAGGGCTCGGGGGCGTCATCCATCGCACCCTCCCCCACGCTCACACTGATCGGCCCGCTGTAGTAGCGGTGGACCGTGCCATCCGGGTATGTCACGTCCACGTCGTAGACCGCCGCCGACCATTCCAGCGCCGCGGTAGCCGATGCCGATATCTCGCGCGAGATCGTTCCGGCGCCAGCGAACTCCAGGCCAGAGCCGAGCGACAGCGTCAGCAGCACCGTCCCGCCTGGCTCGGCGCGGATCTGCATCCGCACCTCGGCGCCAGTGAGGTCAACCGGTGGCTGGTAGATCAGTTGCCCGCCAACAGGCGCCAGCCCAACGGCTGACAGCAAGTTGATCTCGATCGTGTCGTCGTCGATGGACGCGACCCGGTGAGGCAGTTGCCGAAGCCGAGCGCGGTTCAGTTCGGGCATGCCCTGGACACCATCGATCCATGCCAGCCACGTGCCAGGCAATCCGTGCCCAGGGATGGTCAGCCGGACGGGAGCAGTCGGCGCGATCTGAGTGATCGGCCGGTAGACCAGGCTCGGTTGCATGATCCGCATCGTGTCGCGGAACGTCGCCCCGCGCTCCACGCGCAGGGGTACACAGGCCGGCGTCATGCGGCTTCTCCTTTGGAAGGAATCAAACGTAGGAATAGAAGGCGTTCGGGTCGTTGCGTATAGCGTCGCCGGTGAGAGGGTTGTAGGAGCCCTTGCCCCACGCCTCCATCTCTAACGGGGAAAAGCCACTAACATCCACATCAACCTGACGCGATCCGTGGGGGCCATGCGGGGTGAGAGCCACTCCAGCAAACCGACGGTCTCTACCACGATAGAAAAAAAGGCCTAAAAGCTTGTTTGAGTATCTAAGCACCGGCCACGCAGATTGGTCGCTTATCGTCGACGGACGCCCCGGGAACAGCTCAATTGGTGACGACCAGTCCAATCCTTCCGCATAACTGTCGCCAACATCAGGAGTAAGCAGGTATATATCACCCAAGCTAATAGACTCCGAGCCACTCGCGACACTTTGACCAGTGATGCTGTCAGCCCATTGGATAGAACCAGGCCCATTAAGAACTCCGCTCGTAGAAAGCGAGTTGTACAGCGACTCTGAGGACCCGCCGGAAGAAGAGCTCAAGGTGTAGGAAAACGAAATATCTTCGGTCATGCTAAATGAGATGTGGTCGCCAGAGATACCTGCCGAGCGCGACATCGTTGACACGATAGAAACTTCGAGCGTTATTAGTTCAAGGGAGCCAGACAATCCATACCACGCTCCAGCAGTTGACCTTGCGCGAAGTGATGCTGAAAACTCTCCGATTAGAACTCTATACACGTGAGGCGCCCACGGATGCCCCGGGTATGGCGGGGGTGGCGGCTCTCCACTGCTTTCATTGAACGGGCCGTCTGGGTCCTCCGGCGTCCCACGCCAAAAGCGGGTATGGGTATTCGGGTCAACATCTGTTCGGCTGCTGTCGATAGTCTCGAATTGTATCTGCGCCCAAGGCGCAACCACGGACAGTTCCGCCTGAAAGCTGTTCGCGCCGCTCGCACTCACACGCAACTCAAGCATCCCACCAACACCAATGAATCCACTCCCAGCGGTCTCTTGATATCTAGCCAGGTAGAGACGGCGTGTTCCGTCGTTATTTACATCCAGAACTTCGAAAGAGATACCGTCCGGCTTGACGGGCAATCCAAGGTCTGACAGAGATATTGCATTACTACTGACCGTCCCAGAAAACCCTGTAAATCCATCCCGAAACAAACAGCTAGCAGCTATTGTTTCGAGAAAAAAATTGTATTGAACGCTTACGCCGTATCGAATCGTGTAACCACGAATAAATGCAGGCTGTAAGGAAACCCCGCCATAAGCTTCGGACAAATCCGTTCCACGCAAAATCGCTCGGTTTAGCCACTGCTCATCTGGATCATCGGTTTCCACTTCAGGGATAGGCATGCCTACGTCCCAAAGGGCCGTATTATTTGCGAGCCTGACAGGCGGCATCGTCATCGTGCGCCCGCTTGGTAACGTCAGGGTCGAATCAACGGCGTTGATTGGCTGTCGTATTAGGCCGTGCCATGGCCACCCCCATACCTGCGGAGCTTCATCGAGCGGACTATTGGGAAACATCGTTCGCGTACTCCATCACCACTTCTGCGCCTAACGCGTCGGTCATGACGATCTTCTTCACGCTGCGATACCGGAGCCAGGCCAGGCCATCGCTGGTGGGGATTGTCTGCAGTTCGTAGTATTCGCGCTGGTCGGCATCTTCCTCGATCAGGGGGCTCGCAATACCGCCACCCCCACCGAGCTGCTTTCCGGCGGGGTTGTAGTCCGCCCGCCCGCGCTTTGCATCCAGGGCGCCGCGCGGATCGATTTTCCGCAGCGACCGCGCCTGGCGTTCCGGCTCGATCAGCCGGTTGAGCGCGGCGGTCAAACCCTGGTCACCGCGTCGCTCCGCTTCGACCCGCTGGCCGCCGGCGCGGCGGATCGCTTCGTTCCTTGCGCCGATGCCGCGGCGCTCATCTGATAGAGCCATGATCCACCTCCGTTATGCCGGCGCAGGCATGTCAGCGAGTACAAGCATGGTCATCGTCCCAGCGATGGCGTCGTAATACACCCGCGCCCAGGCCTCACCAGCTAGGTCTATGCCTAGGATCTGGAATCCATACTCGCGGGTTGAAGCCCAATTCCTCTGCATCCCGACGATGAACGTCCCACCCGGCAAGTCGACGCCACCCGCGGTCCCGACGAAAAACACTGAATCTGCGTTCCCCTTGACGTGCAAATCAAATTGCCGAGAAGAGGCTGTCTCGATATCGACAGCCCCGATCTCGTTCTCAGGAATGTTATTCAGAGGCGCCTCGACAACAGCGTGCTGCGGCCCAAGCGAGAAATTGCCCGCGCCAGTTATGTGCAGTACTTCGGAGGGAGCGCTTCCACCGCCGCCGCCCTGCTTCACCCAATCCGCCGCAGAGGCCGTGCCCTTGGCAAGGTATTGGTCACCGTTTGTCGTGTTTACGTAATGAGCGCCCACGCTGGGCGGGGCCGAGGGTGGAGCGCCAGCACCGGACAGGACGTGCGTAACAGTTGCCATCAAATGTTCTCCATGATCAGGTTGTTTCCGGCGCCATCGACGAGGGCCGAACCGCTCGCATCGACCAGCGCTCCGTCGGGAGTGCCGCCCTCCAGGACCGCGATTCGCGCTTGCAGTGCCATGAGATCGCCAGCCGTGACGGCTGCATAGATCGCCGTTCCCGCCGGCCAGTTGCCGTCAGTTGTTCCTTCCTGTCGGCGCTCAATCGTCAGCACACCGCCTGCGCGGACGGTTGCCTTCACGATTTCATGCTGCGCGCCAGCGTCATCCGCCAGCGTCAACAGAACCCAGCTACCGCCGGAGAGAGGCAGTAACGCGGCGGCGGCATCCGGAACCGTCAGGCTAGTGGCGCCAGGCGCCAAGCCGGCGCTCAGCGTCGTCTTCCAGTTGTTGATCCAGGCTCTCGCCATCGCTACATCTCCAGTAAGTCGTCAGGCACGGATACCCGGTAGGTGGCCGCGAGCTCCGGCGCATGCTCGTCCCGGTAGGTCTCCGGAATGTCGTTTGCGGTCAACGAGAAGCGCCGCGGGAACAACTCAGCGCCGGGATCGCGGTTGCTCCAGTTTCCCGAGAAACCATCCGCCTCATCGTCATACGCGGGACTGCCGTTGCGGCCCCCGAGCTGCGTCGTGAGTTGTCCGCCGCCCGACGGTGGACTGACGGGATCGGACGAGCCAGCAGGAGGAACAAGGGGGTCTGCTGCGCCGCCCCCGCCTCGCATCACCGCGATAGAGATCGTGGTCAGGGCGCTTCCGGATGCGAGGTCGAGCCGGTCGACAATGCGTCGACACTTGCCCACCGCGCGCGCCCCCTGATCATCGAGGCGGAGCGTATGCACTAGGTCGATCGGTAGAACCATGCTGGTGGGCACGTCCCACGTCACAGTCGTCCCACGGTGCGCGGCGATGAGTGTCGTTGCTCCCTGGGCCAACAAGCAGTTCAGCGCGGACAAACGCCGGCTGCCATCCTTCTCGTCGTCGTAGCCGGTGCTGCCGCCGGTGATCGGGTCGCTTTCCCAGCGCTCGGCCCTGTCCGACTCGATCTCGAACGAGGCACGCTGCCGACCGACAATCGGACCGGTCGCCGCCACGCTCGGCTGAACTTCCATGACCAGCCGGTAGCGCTCGGTTACGGACTGCACCCATCGCCGGCCAGCAATCCAATTTCCGCCGAGCAGCAGCTCGGTGAAGTTGTTGACCCATGCCGCCGGCGGATTGCAGTAGACGCCCGTGGGCGGCAGTGGATACCAGGTGGCATAGAACAACGTCTGCATCTGGTACCTTGCCTGCCAAGGGACGGGTCACACGCGCCGTAGAACATCCATTGCGCCAGGCGGTTGACCCAGAACGTGATGCAGGCGGCGAAGGGGGCGTTTTCGCCCTGGACAGGGTCGTTCTGCTGTTCCGAGTCGAACGCCGAGTGCCCATCGCGGGCACGTTTCACCATAAGCCTGTAGAGGGGCTGCCCATCCGGCCAGCAGATGATCGCGCCGTCCTCCATGGCGGCGGCGCGTTCCTGGTAGAAGGCCAGGGCGGCGGCGCCCTCGTCGTCGGAGTTGAGCAGCAGCTCCTCCCACTTCTCCCACAGGTCCATGCGGTGCGGCCATTCGATGATCGCCTTGAACTTGCGCCGCTTCCACAGCGGGTTTTTCAGCAGGCGCGACAGGACCGAGTCGTAGTGAAGGATGGTCCCGATGATGATCACGTCCATGGTGTCGTCGGCCGAGCCGAGGGACAGAACGGTTTTCTTCAGCCAGTTTTCCAGCTTGTCGCGCTGCTCCGGGCTGCGGACGTTCTCGTCGTTCTCCAGGTCGTCGCCGATCACCAGATCAGGACGATGCGGGCCGTGTCGAAGGCCGCGCATCCGCTTGCCGGAGCCGAAGACCTGGACCTTGGCATCGTTCGCCGTAACGATAGTGCCGACCTGCCAGACGCGGCCCTTGCCGGCGCCCTGGGGGAAGTCGGTGGCCAGGCGCGGGTTGAACTCCAGCTCCGCCTTGATCGCTTCCAGCATCGTGGCGGCCTGTTCGAAGGCATCCATGATGATCAGGGGGTAATGCTTGCGGCCGGTGAGCACGCACCAGATCACGAATATCTGGCTCACCAGGGTGGACTTGGCATTACCACGCGGCGCCGCAATGGCTTCGTGCTGGCCGTCCGGGTGGTCCACCAACTCGGGCAACCGCTTGTAGAGATAGTCGTGGAGCAGCGCGTTACCGCGCTTCACGTAGTGCGGGAAGTAGGTCCGGGCGAAATACTCATAGTCCGCGCTGGCCCGTTCACGCCGGACGGCGCTGGCCTTCGGATCGGGGTCGAAACCTGCGACCTCGGCCTCGATCTGGCGACGGAACTCTCCCGCAAGCTGGGCGATGTCCGCCAGGAAGTCCCTGGTGCTACTCTTCATGGCTTCTAACCAACGCTAGGAGCGTCAAGAATGACTGGTCCGAAAGTATTCGGGGTGGAAGAGGTAGAGGCGATAAAAGAGCGCGATACGCTCATTGCCGCCGTACTACGGGGGCTGATCTCGGTCGCAGAAGTCATGTCTGCCAGTGAAGAAGGCAGGAAGGCTTGGGAAGAAAGCCTTGAGCGTAACTTCAGCCGCGTCCCTGACCATGTAGACCCGGAGGTTTTCCGCATGATCAAGAACCGGCTTT